CCGACCTGGATCCGCTCCCGGGGAGCAAGCTCGTGAGCCAACGCCCGGGCTTTCTGAGCGGCGGTGCCGTGGAAAAGCCCCTGGTCGTACGCCTCAGCAGTGATGCGCTTCCCCGTGACCTTGCTGACGTACGGCAGCGGGTCCTGCTCGGGACGGATCATGAGCGCGAGGTCGGCCGAGCCGTGCGTGACCATGCCTTTGTGGTCGAACTTCCGGTCGACGGCCGTGACGATCGCGTCGACGGTCTTCACCAGCTTGAGCTTGAGCACGCTCTTCGTGCGCACACCCGGCTCGTACACGCCGCCGAGCTCCTTCACCATCGCGCCTTCGACGCCGGCGGCGTTGATGTCTTCCCACATCGAGCGCTTGTCTTTCTCTATCCACGCTGTACGCACGATCTTGACGTGATCCAACATCACGCGCAGGTTGTCAGGGATCAGCCCGTCACGTACCCCAAGGCGGTACGCCGTCACGCTGTCAGGGCCGACGAACACTCGACCAGCCATGTCGACAGCACGCACCACGTCGAACACCCGCAGCTCGGCGTCTTCGACGATCAGCTCAGCGTCGAGCACGACGTCAACGACACCCGCGCGACCGAACACCCGAATCAGCTCCGCCTCGATCACCTCGAAGTGCTGCACCGCCGCGGCGAACTTCAGCGGACCGCCGCCGGACGCCTGCCAGGTGAAGCCTTCCGAAAGAGACCAGCTCACCAGCGCTCGGGCGCCGTCCATCTTCTGCTCCATCACCCACGACGGGTCGGTGATGTACTGCTCCGCCGTCGTCACGGGGACGTCGGTCATCTTCATCGGCTTGATCAGGTTCATCCGAGGTACTCCTTCAGGGTCTTCAGCTCGTCAGCGCGAACGCGCGCCGTGTAGCCGGCGAGGGTGGATATCAAGCAGGTCTGGTCGTTGTGGCGGTGCGCACGCGTGAGCACCGTCACCGGGAATGGCTCACCGTGACCGATGAGGAAGAGCGTGTCCACGTCACGTGCCATCGACGTACTGCTGGAACGTGAGGGACTCGTCGTCGGGTTCGGTGACCGTCCCGCGCGGGCGAACCTCGGCTGCCATCGACGCCAGGAGGTGCGTCTCGTGCCAGCGGTCGAGATTCATCGTGAGACCCGGGTTCTCTTCGCCGCACGTACACCCCGACCACCCGTTGCGCGCGGTTGGGCGATGTGCCGACCACGCTTTCGCCAGCGCTTCGCGTACGTCGCCGGCGGGCGGAATGGACAGCGCTGAGGCCACAACGTCGACGTCACCCAGCAGATCCGTGGCACCCTTCGCCTGCATCTGGTTCTCGTCGGCGATCGCCACGTCGAGGTGAGCCGCGAAGTGCGAGCGGATGCGCTGCAGGCTCTGCTGGAGGGTCATGCGATGACCTCCATACGACTGAGCTTCTTCTCCAGCAGGTCGACCATGAGCAGTCCCTTCCGCGCCTCGGCGCCGTAGAAGCGCGCCTTGCGGGTCGCGCCTTTCTTCCGCTTGTGGGCCAGCGCGTAGTAGCGCTCCGAGCGTTGGCTGTCGACCTGGACGGAGTGCTTCGCGACGCGCAGCTCAATCTCCACCTGCTCGCGTGAGTCAGGCATTGTTCCGGTCCAGCCAGATGCCGACCACCGCGAGGGTGACGCCCGCAAACAGGGCGCCGAGCCAGGCCCACGCCGGAATCGCGTGAACCGTCTCGCCGATGATCTCGATGACGCTCGTCAGCACGTCCATGACACTCTCCTCAGAGACGCAAGGACCCTCCCCGCGTATGACTAAGTGTATCACACCTGGGTGACGGAGAACAGATCCTGACGTGTCTCAGAGTGCTACCTGCCAGGGATGCGCCGACCCATCGTCGCAGCGGCCGCCGTGATGTTCCGAGGGATCGACCGGCCCTGGATGCCAGGCGCTGGGCGCCGGCCGGGCACGCTGATACCGCCGCCCCCGCCTTCGCGGAACTCTTCGAGGGCCTGGGTCAGACCGTCGACCTGGTCGTCATTGGTGTCGTGAGGGAAGTTGCGCAGCTCGCTGAGTAGGTCGGTGACCCACTCGTTGCCGGGGTCCAGCGGGTGCGGCAGGTAGACGTGACCGGACTCCACCTCGGGCGTGATCGCGCGCGCACGCGCCTCCTTCGAGGTGCGCGGGTTGATCGCCTTGATCCCGCTGATCTCCTCCTTCACCGTGTCGATGATGGCGGCACCGTTGGCCTTCTCCTCCATCAGCGACTTATGCACGAACTTCCCGAACGGGCTCTCGCCGTGGTTGTCCTTGACCGCCCACTTCTTGAACTCCTGCAGCGTCTTCGTGAACGACCAGCGCCCGCGCTTCTGCGTGATGAGGTATCGGTTCGGTCCCTGCTTCGCCCAGCGCTGCGCCACCACCCACGAGGAGTCCTCGGACGCCTTGAACGCCGTGTCCCAGCTGTCCAGCCACTGCGCACCGACCAGACCGCCCGGGTCGAGGAACATAACGCGGCCGTCCTCGGTCGCACGGTTCGGATTCGTCGTCCAGAACCGCCACCAGCCCGCGTCGAAGATGGCACCCTTCTGGGGCGCCGGCCGCTGCTGGTACATCGACGCGAACGTGTACGAGCCCACGTCGACCTTGACCTTGTCCCAGCGCCGCACCGCGGCCTCCGGGTCGTTCAGCTCGTAGTCCAGGCTCGGGAGCGGGCTGTACAGCGGCTCACCGATCTCCCGGCCCAGCGGGTCGTTCTCACGGTCGGCGATCGCCGGCAGCACGATCTCCTCCCACTCCGAGGGGTCGCCCTCGTACTCCTTGCTCAGCAGCCGGCCGACGAAGTCGTCCTCGTGCCACCGCGTCATGACCACGATCACCAGGGACGGCGGCTCGAGGCGTGTCTGCGCCACCGACAGCCACCAGTTCCAGAGGTTGTCGCGGATGCGCAGCGAGTGGGCGCTCACGAAGTCGGCGATCGGGTCGTCGATCAGCATCACCTTCGCACCGCGACCGGTCATCGCGCCACCCACACCGGTGGCGAACATGCCGCCCTTCTCCACCGTGGCCCACTTACCGCCGGCACCGCCGTCTCGCATCAGCGCCACACCGAGGTCGGGCCGGTCCTCGATCATCGTGCGCTGCTGGCGTGCCCAGTTCGTCGTCAGCGCCCCGTCGTAGGACGCCATCATGAACTTCCACTCGGGATGCCGTCGGAGAATCCACAGCGGCGTCCAGAGGCTCGTCAATGTGCTCTTGCCGGCTCGAGGTGGCATCGACACGATCAGGCGTCGGCTCTTGCCGTTCTCCACGTCCCGAACCGCCTCGGCGATCTTGTTCGAGAGGTAGTCGATGTGCGGGCGAATGCGGAAGCCCGGGTCGATCTCCTGCGCCTGCAGCGCGGGGTTCAGCGGCAGGCCGATGCCGTTCTGCACACGGAACGCGCGGCTGACCTGCGCGATACGGCTGAGGATCTCTCGACCCTCCGACTCGGATGCCGCGTTGGCCGCCAGGCGTTTGAGTTCAGCGAGGCGCTTCTTGAACTCCTCAGGGGACAGGCGGGGCTGAGTGACCAGCGTCTGTGACATCGCGTGCTTCCTCCAGGCGCATCGGGCCGTTGGGGCCTACCGGGTCGCTCTGTGCGTACTGGCTCTCGCCGAGCACCAGCGTCTCGAGGGACTGCAGGGCCTCCTCCATCTCCTGACGGATGGTCATCGACACCTGCACCTGCGTGGGAGCGTACAGCCCGTTCATCTTCGAGCGGGCCGCGCTGATCTGCAGGAACGTGCCGATCGCCTTGATGTCGCCCTCGATGACCTTGCCCCAGATAGCCATCTGCGCACGGTCCAGGCGAGCATTCTCCTCGGCGCGCAGCTGGCTGACCGAGCGGACCTCGTTGCGGTCCAGAGCTCGGCCGATCATCTGCTCCGCGGCGTTGCCGCTGATGCCGAGACGCTCACCGATCTGCTCGTAGCTCATGCCGGCCAGGCGCAGCGACACCGCCTCGCTTCGACGCTGCTGCTGCACCTGGACCTCGTTGCCGCGGCCTCTCAGCGTCTCCTCGGCGGAGTCGCGTGCTGCGTTGCTGTCAGTCGCCATCCGCCATGTCCTCGATGGTCTTGGTGTCCATGCCCGGCAGCGAGCGCGTCTTCACCTTGAAGTGCCCCTCGCACGACGGGCACGTCACGTCGGTCGTGTGCATGCTGGCATCCGAGGCGCCCTTGACGTTGCCGGCCTTCTCCTCGGCCCACTTCATCTCCTGCTCGGTGGGTCCCGTCGCGTTGGCGATGAGATTCGACTCGAGGTCGATCTCCGGGAAGAAGACCTGCAGCAGGTCGTTGTCGAACTCACGCAGCTCCATGACGAGCGAGTCGTGATCCCAGCTCGACATCTCGCCCGTGCGGTTGTCCACCAACCGGTACTCACGGATCTTCTCCGCCGGCAGCTTCGTGACGTGGATCGGCACCGAGGTGAGCCCGAGGCTCAGCGCGGCCTGTCGCCGGGTGTGACCAACGACGATCACCATCTCCTCGTCGACCACGATCGGCTGCTGCCAGCCGTAGCGCTTGATGCTCTCCGCCACCGCGTCGATGGCGTCCTGCGGGATCGAGCGCGGGTTGTTCTCGTACGGGACCAGCGTCTCGATCGGCACAAACTTCAGCTCGCCGACCAATCCCGGAACGAGGTCGCGCGCCGGCGCCTCGGTGTTCGTCGCGTCGCTCACGCCTGGGTCTCCTTCTTGACGTAGAGGTGGCCCGAGAGCACGTCCTCCTTGCTGATCTGCATCTTCCAGCCGTGGAAGCACTCGGGGCAGATGAACTCCGCCTCCGGGTCCTCCTTCTTCGCGGTGACCTCGATCGTCAGCTGCTCGATGTTGCCGTCCTCGTCGACCACCTCAGCCTTCACCGGGTCGATGATCTCGGGGAAGAACGAGGCCATGAGGTTCTGGTCCACTGTGCCGAGCTCGTCCATGAGCTTGTCGAAGTCCCACCGCGTGAACTCCGAGGTGCGGTTGTCGATCGTGCGCAGCTCCTTGATCTGCTTCGCCGACAGCCCCGAGGCCACGAGCACGTTGACGCGCTGGTAGCCCATCCGGCGGATCGCCGCGTGGCGGGTATGACCCATCACGATGACCATCTCGCTGTCCACGACGATCGGCTGCTGGTAGCCGTACTCCTCGATCGACTGCATGATCGCCTCGACGGCCTCGTCGCTGATGCGACGCGGGTTGCGCCAGTACGGGATCAGATCGGAGACCGCGACCTCGCGCAGCTCCATGCCCTCAGTAGCGGGGGACGGACTCATCGGGGTGCTCCTTCTTGTAGTCGGCCTTGGCCTGCATCTGGCTGCCGGTCAGCACGACGTTCGAGTACGCCGGCGCCTTGTCGGGACCGTACAGCTTCGAGTATCCGGTCACGTGCTTCAGACGCGCCAGCTCCTCGACGTCGACTCCCAGCTTGTTGCAGATGGTGAGGTCGTCCTCGCCCTGCTCGAGCATCTGGAACACCAGCGTGCCCATGCCGGCGACGGAGTGCTTCCCGCGCGCGCGGTTGTGGCGCACGGTCGAGGCGATGCGGTCGCTGACGTCCTTCTTGATCAGCGAGACGGGCAGGTACCCGCTGTTGCGGTCCGCAATGTCCTGGAACATCCGCATCGTTGTGTAGCGGTGGAACCCGTCCACGATGATCGCCTTGCCCTGGCCGCCGTCGGCCTCCGCGTCCCAGATCGCGACGATCGGCATCGTGTAGCCGTCCTCGCTGATCGAGGTGTGCAGCAGGCGCATCTCGTCGGCCGCCACCGCGTTGGGGTTGTAGTCGTTCGCCTGGACACGGCTGATGTGCAGCAGCTGCACGCGCGCCACCGGCATGTCGTCCGCGAGCACGCCCGCCTCGACGAGGCGCTCGTAGTTCAGCCGGTTCGTCTCGTTGATCTGGTCGACCACCGCCTGCTTCTCCGGGTCCACCGGAGGGATCTGGACGCGCGTGGTGCGCCCCTCCACGACGGCCGTGCCGATCGCCTTCTCTGTCATGCTCTGCTTCCCCTCAGTCCTCGACGGGCTTGGCCCAGTCGACGGGCAGCGGCCCGTTCTTCTCCTGGTACTGGTCCGCCCAGGTCTTGCTCGTGTTCAGCATCTTCCCGAAGGAGTAGTCGCTGAAGTAGTCGTTCTTCATGATCAGCGGCAGCATCTTCTGCGCCACCCGGTCGATGTGCATCCACGGGCACTGGGCCTTGTACGTGGCGATCAGCTTGCGGAACTTCGGCCGGTGCTCCGGCTCGATGAGGTTGTCGATCAGGTACTCGGCGTACTCCAGCCAGCTGTCGAACATCCACGGCCGCTTCCGGCGGAACTCCTCGAGAGAGTCCTCGCCGACGTGCGCTGCAGCGTTCACGCCGCCGTACCGGCCCACCAGGCGCTCCCACGTCGCGGGCTCGATCTCCTGAATCTGCTCGATGTGGCGCACGGCGCCCGAGTGGATGAGGCTGCTCACGCGCAT